GCAACATATCAGATTGGAGCAGATGTTGATAACCTCGCATCACATCCAGCAGAAGACTTTTCATTCGTATTTGATAATGAATTTGAAGCTCGACATGCTGCTGGGGGTTCTGATTTTGAGGATTTGTTCCCAGACACATTGATCCGCAAGGGCGTAACTGCATCAGGATCGCTTTCAAGTTATTATCAGAATGAAGAACTGTATAAGACATTACGTGAAAAGAATCAGCAAGCAGTGAAAATGACACTTACTGGATCACAGATTGGAAGCACAGGTCAATACAATGAAGTGAAGGTGACATATGCAGATGCTCGATTTGATCCGTATCAGACATCGTTAACCACTGATGATGTAGTTAACGAGGAGGTATCTTTCACAGGGTTCTATGATAGCTCAGAGGCATATCTATGTCGCATGCTATTAGTCAATGATGTATCAAGTTACTAATAAGAAAAAATATGAGTGATGCCAAAACAATTGAATTATCAAATGGTGATGTCGTGACCCTAAAAGAGTTCTGCACTCGCAAAATCTTTAAGGAGATTCAAAAACGGATGCTTGGAACTACACAAATAAAAGCACAAGCAGAAGGTGTGCAAACATCGGAAATCGATGTTACAGGCGTAAATGATGCGCAGGATTATGCTATTTCTGCAATGATTCAAAAGATTGTCACATCTGAAAAAGAAGAAATAAAACCAAGTATTGGTTATGTTGAGGATTTAAGAATGGAAGATTACGATCTTTTGTCAGATGCAGTCAATCTGATTACCAATCCACCAAAGTCAGAAGAAGAAAAAAAAAGTTAAAAGGGATTGCAAAACGATACGCATTAGGTAGGTTTAGAAAAACAGATATTCCACCGCAAGAGTTTATTGATTTCATTCTCATGGAGCACTTTCATTGCCTACCGAGTGAACTGGATAACGAAGATCATGCTCGGCTCATGCAATACCTCGAGATCAAAGCCATAGTGAATGAGACAAAAGAGCGCGAGCAGAAAAAACAAGATACCCCATATGGCACAAAGTGAAAAACTACAAATCATAATCGAGGCACAAGACCGAGCGAGTAAAGAAATCAAAAAGAGTTCGACTCTCATCTCTCGAAATATAGGAAAATTAAAAATAGCCGCAGTTGCAGCAGGTGCGGCTGCTCTTGCTGTTGGAAAACAAGTTATTGATTTGGCTAGTGAAGCAGAAGAAACACAAGCAAAATTCAATACTGTTTTTAAGAATTTAGCAAAGGATGCAAATGAATGGTCAGTTGATTTTGCAGACAGTGTAGGTCGTGCACGTACTGATATTAAAAAATGGATGGCAACATTGCAGGATACTTTTGTGCCTCTTGGTTTTGCCCGTGAAAAAGGTCTAGAATTTTCTCAAACTCTTACAACACTCGCAGTAGATTTGGCATCATTTAACAACGTCGCAGAAGATGATGCGATACGTGATTTGCAATCAGCAATTGTTGGTAATGTCGAAACCATGCGTAAGTATGGTGTAATTATCAATCAAGCGGTTTTGAATCAGGAATTGTTGAATATGGGTGTCATGGGCGGTGTCAGAGCAGCATCAGAGGCAGAAAAAGCACAGGCGCGCTTGAATTTGATCATGGCTGGTACAACCGACGCACAAGGTGATGCAGAACGAACAGCGGGCAGTTATGCAAATACTGTGAGACGTTTGAGAGCGTCTTTGCGCAATTTAGGTGAAGAATTGGGTAAAAGACTCCTGCCTATCATTCAAAAGGTCGTAGAGGGGCTTATTTTCCTTACACAAGCCGTTGGAGGCGTATTTGATGCTGTTGGAAGCCTTAGAGATCGCATGCTTGGATTTTTGGATCGTTTGAATGAAAAAACTGGTTTTATAGATATATTGCGTAACGCATGGCAAAACGTAGTCAATCAATTCAATGAACATTTACGACCCGCATTACAGGAATTGTTTATTGCCCTTGAACCATTGATGCCTGTATTGAAATTGATGGCAAAACTTTTGGGTACGGTATTAGTTGGTGCAATTGTAGCTTTGGCAAAAGCACTTGAGCTAGTTTTGATTGTTGCAATCAAAGCACTTACTGTTGCAGTTAAAATTGTTACTAAGACAGTTCAAGTGTTTACAGCAATTTGGGAAGGTGTGAAATCAGCAGTATTGTCTACAGCAGAAGCAATTGGAAAATTGATTGAAAAAATCAAACAACTCAATGTTGTTTCAAGAGCACGAAAAGCAATAACTGGAGCGATTAGCGGAGTATTTGGTGGAGAACGAGCGGAGGGAGGAATTGTTACACCTAATAAAGCATTCTTGGTTGGAGAACGTGGTGCTGAATTGTTTGTGCCAAATACAGCAGGTAAGATAATACCAAACAATCAATTAGGAGCGGGTGGAAAAGTTGTCAATGTAAACATTTCAATTCGAGATAGTCATTTGTTAAGTGATGATGTGGCAGAAAAACTTGCGGATATGACTATTCGTAAACTTAAACTTTCATCAGCAATCGTGTGATTCTTTATTATATCAATAGTACGGATCGGTCTGCGGATGTGCGAAGTAGTACGTTGCGCATCAGCAACCAAATACAGCAGCGATCCGACGCTGCTTCTTTTGAGATATTTCAAAATACAAAACCAAGCGAGAATCAAGATGTGCAAATTTTCTTTGCAGATACAATTGCAAGTTTTGCTGGAACAACCGTAACATTGGATGGAAATTTTGAACGCAATGTTGTTCGGTTTTTTGCGGGACAAAAACTTCGTATTCGTATTGGTGATTCTGATGAAGAAACAGTTGAGGTATCAAGTTATACTGAAAGTACACTTGAAATTGAATTGGTTACTGCACCATCTGGATCGGTTTCTCAAGGAGATAAAATAGGAACTTTGATGTTTGGTGGAGTTGTAAGTCGTGTTCGTGATAAAAACGTAGGGGCTTTAACACAACTTGAATATGGAATTGACTGTGTTGATTATAGTAAAATTTTTGATCGTAAATTGATTTCTGATACATGGGAAGATGTGGATAGTCGATTCATCATCAATAGTTTTGTAAATAGCACAATCAATTTCAACAGTACGCTTGATGATATGGATTACGATGATAATGCTGCGATTCAAGCAGCATGGATTGAAACAGGAGATGGGGATAACCCAACTATTGATAGTTCTGATTTTATTGAAGGAGATGCTGCTGGTGTTTTGAATTGGACAAATGCTGGAGGCACAGCGACATTCACAGGCACAGTTACATCAAAAGATGTTTCAACATTTACAGGAGCGGCTTCTGGTGCACCAACTGAAGGAGAAATGATGATCTGGCTTAATGGTGCGGACGTAAGTACGATGACAGACATAAAATTGCGAGTTGGAAGTGATGCAAGCAACTATGCAGAATTTGATTTGGAAGTACCAGATACTGATGGAGAATGGCAGTATTACAGCAAGAAATTTGTAAACGCATCCATTACAGGAACTCCAGATTGGACAGCAGTTGATACAGTAGTAATTGTAATTACTGAAACAGGAAGCTCCAGTCTTAATGTAAATGGTATTCGTGTGAATCAAGAAAATAGTTTTACACTTTTTAATGTTGCAGAAACAAAAGCCTTTGATGATTTTCGTTCACCTCAACTCAAACCAACAGTATTGGTACAACAACTTGCGAAATCATGGGAGTATATTTGGTATATCGACTATTTCCGTGATATTCATTTCAAAGATAGTGATTTGATTGCGTCAGCATATAACTTGACTGAGACTAGTGATAACTTTACTGATCTGGAAGTTGAAGTTGATCAAAGCCAACTTGGTAATCGTATTATCATTCGTGGCGGAGAAAAAACTAGTACGAGTCTTTATGCACAAGTATTTCAAGGTGATGATACATTGCGTGAGTGGATTCTTAAAAACAAATTCAAAAATCTTACCATTACTCTCGATGACAATTCGAGTACCGATACGATGGAAGCAGGAACAACAACGACAACAGTAAAAGCAACAGGACATGGGTTAGCAGTTGGAGATCATATCGTACAAAGAAGCAGAGGAGACGTTGTACGAGAAGTTTTGACTGCGGCTGATGCTGATACCTTTACAGTGGAAGCTGTAACTGGACAAACAAACGGTGATACATTTTCAAAATTTGATACAGCAAAGACAGATGGAATTGAAGGAATCTCAGATGAAACAACAGTCGACTATGTTGCAAATTCAAATGAAAAATCTGTACGCGCAACAGCAAGTGAAGCAACTTTGACTACATCTGATTTTCTCAGATTTTCATATAACGAACGTACGCCAATTCAAGTACGTTATACAGATTCAGCGAGCGCGAACGCAATGAAAGCACTCGGATATGGAGATGGTGTTTTTGATCTTGATCCAATTACAGATCGTAACATTCAGGATGTTGCAACAGCTTTGGCATTGGCTCAAGCTAGAGTGAATGAGTTTAGTAATGCTTTGATTTTAGGATCATTTAGAACTGATCAACATGGATTACAAGCAGGACAAACTATTCATATTACTGATAGTAATCGAAGTATTGATGATGATTATGTAATCCAGAGAGTAAACATGACACAGAATGGTGGACAATATCATGATTACGTTGAATATCGTATCCAATTTGGTACTACTCTATTTGGTGTCATCGAGTTTTATCAAAAATTGTTGAAGAGCAAAGACTCTGTTGAGCAAAATGTTGATGATGTTGTTGAAACTTATGTCACTCCTCTTGAGGATATTGAGTTTGCAGAAACGAACCAAACCGCAACTGATGGAGGATTTTTAACTGCAACAGGTAACGAAACAATAGAATCATCAGAAACGAATGTTATTTACGATACAGATACATGGAGATGGGAACCGAATGGTGTTGGTCAGACACTTGATACTCGATGGGATTTATTTGAATGGGGATAATTTGGTATAATAAAACATATGCAAATCAAGCAAACAATGAAAACAAAGGGAATACATATAATCTCTTTGGCACGCGTAACATCTGCGCGCGCAGAACAATTACAAAATTGGCTCGAAGAAATCGGGTTTATTCGGCTAAAAGCAAAGCTGGAAGGTTTTTTTACTCCAGAATTAGCTACAAAATTACATAATGATTTTCAAGAAATTAAGGCGGAACTACATCGTCGATTTTTGACACAAGAATTTGTAGTCGAAAATGTAACGACAACTGAAGGACGAACTGCGATTGCCGATGTGATTGCTGGAGTTGGTACATATACAGGCGCCGTAAGTCATACAGCATTAGGAACTGATAACTCTGCACCAGCAATTGGTGATACTGCATTAGGTACGGAAACATATCGTAAAGCGCTTACAAGCGGAACAAAAAGCAATAACATTGCTTATCTTGAAACATTTTTTACCGCATCAGAAGTAACAGGTACATTTGAGGAATATGGAAACTTTATTGATGGATCGGGTGCAGCAGATAGTGGACAAATTTTGAATCGATTTATACAAACAGTTACAAAATCTGGTACTGAGACTTTGAACGTACAAAGTCAAATTACCCTAAACGACGCATAATATGGCAGATAGTTCAACAGTAAGTTCTGGCGACCAAGCATTGGCGTCAGATTATAACAATTTAAGAGAAGATGTTGTTAAGTCAGCTTTAGTTCAACTTTCTAGTGTTGCAGGTACAGATACAATTACAGCCACAGCGGATGGACAATATGATGCTTATACAGCAGGTTCTATGTTTATATTTGAACCAGCAGCAGATAATACTGGGGCGGCAACAATTAACATTAGTACTCTTGGAGCAAAAGATATTAAAAAATCTGGTACATCAGGTGTTCTTGCTCTTGGGGCTGGTGATTTACAACAAGACCAACCCGCAATCATTGTTTATGATGGTACTCAATTTATTTTGTTATCCACAATTCCAGAAGCAGTTGAATTTTTTGCAAATACTGGAATTACAGGAGCAGAAGCAGAAACATTAACAGATGGTTCAGATGCTTCTGCGCTTCATTCACATAAAGTTACGACAGGATATGCTACACGGGCATCAGGTGCTGGTACAGGTACACAAAATGTGGCTCATGGTTTAGGTGTAACACCACAAGTTGTTGTAGTAAAGGCTTGGGAAGATGATTCTAATGTGATTATGAAATCTGAAGGGACTGTTGATTCTACATTAACTGATCAATGTATCTACTGGTATACAAAAGATGCTGGTGGAGGACAGATAGGAAAGGATGGATTAGTCATAAGATTGATTCACGACGGAGGTACACAGGTTGAGGCTTCTGTTTCTGCAATGAATGCTACA